ATTTTGCTAAGATATTGGCTCAAGAAGGTTTACGTTACAACACGGCTTTCATATGTCCTGAAAGAAATGGTTTGGGGTTAGCGTTAATCGAACAATTGTTTGAAGTTCATGAGTATGAAAATATGTGGACCGATGAGAAAGGTCAGATGGGATATCTTGTAAATAATAAAAATAGAGACCAAATTTTAAATACTTTGCAAGAAAATTTAAAAACATCGAAAATAAAAGTTAATTCTGAAAGAAGTTTTAAGGAGTTAACAACTTTTATAATTAGTAAAACTGGAAAGATTCAAGCAGAAGATGGTTTTGCGGACGACCTTGTTATGAGTATGGCTATTGGAGCTACAGTCATGGGAGATATCGTAACTAAAAGCCCCGTCCCCATCGTCAAAGGGGATATGGTGGAACCAGGAAATCCTAAAGATTTAGGAAGTGCGGGTTTCTCAAGGGGTACATACAATAAAGACTTTGACGAGTATAGAAAATGGATTTAAACGAAAAGAACACGAACGAAGAAGAGCGCTTAGATGAGAACGCAGGTTTTACTGAGTTCCCAGGCTCTCAAACATACGGCGCTGGACCTAGCCTGTCGGGCAGGTTCGCTGCATTTTTTAAATCTTTTTTTACTACAAAAGGAAAGCCTGGGCGACCAATACGGGACCCTTACAAAGGTGATGTAGTAAAAAATGCGGATGGTGAAGGTGATGATGCGATACAAGGCTCTATCGGTGTTGTAAAACACGGAGCGACCAACCTACCGCAAATTGAGTATGAACGTCGTCGTCGTTATCACGATTACGAAAAAATGGACGAGTACCCAGAGATTGGAGCTGCTCTAGACATTTATGCTGATGATGCGACACAAAGTCACCTCGATGGTGAAATGCTTTCAGTTGAAACAGAGGATGAACGGGTAAAAGCTGCTGTAGAGGAGTTTGTTCAAGAAACTGATTTAGATAAGTACCTTTGGGATATAATCCGCAATATGTGTAAATACGGAGACTGCTTCGTTGAAAATATTGTAGATATTAATAATCCTAACGCAGGGATTCAACGACTTAAAATTTTGAACCCTGTTTTCATTTTCCGTAGAGAAGATAAGTACGGGTACCTTAAAGGATTTATTCAAGAGGTTCCTAAGAGCACGGCTCAAGCTCAACAATATACAGGAGATAAACTTGGTAAAAAGAACACCATTCAACTTGATAGAAACCAGCTCGTCCACTTTAGACTGCATACTTCTGATAGTAACTATTATCCTTATGGTAAGTCTATTTGCGCTCCTGGTGTACGTGCGTGGCGTTCACTACGTATGATGGAAGATGCGATGTTAATTTATCGTTTACATCGTGCACCGGAGAGACGAATTTTCTATATCGATACGGGTAACCTCCCACAAACGAAAGTAGAAATGTTCATGGAACGTATTAAAGCCAAGTTCAAGAAAGAAAAATTCTTCAATAACGAAACTGGTAATGCTGACGAAAGGTTCAACCCATTATCAGCTGAAGAGGATTTCTTCGTTCCTATGAAAAACGGTCAAGGAACTAAAATTGAAACTTTACCTGGAGCACAAAACTTAGGGGAAATTGATGACGTTCGTTACTTCCGTGATAAAGTTCTTGCATCTATGAAGATTCCTAAAGACTTTATTGTAGAGAAAGATAAGTCTCCTGAACGTAAAGCAAACCTCTCTCAATTGGATGCCAAGTTTGCAAAAGCTGTAATGCGTGTACAAAGAGATGCTGAAGTGTGTTTAGAAACACTTATTAAACGTCACTTGGAATTAAGACAGTTTCCTAAATCTTTAATTAATCCTATCAAGATTAAACTAGCCCCTCCATCCGACCTAAGTGAAAAAAGAAAGTTGGAGTTGGCAGAACAAAAAACTAGAGTGGTCCAAGCTGTGAAAGGTTTGGGATTATTCTCAGACGAATATTTGTACAAGAACTTCTACAAAATGAATGACTTGGAAATTGAAGAAATTAAAAACCAGCTAGAGGCAGCAGCAGCACAAGCAGCACCTCCAGGTGGAGCACCAGGGGAAACTCCCCCACCACCAGAAGGCGGAGCCCCGCAGCCCGAACAGGCACAATAAAAACCAAAAAGAGTAATAATTAGGACTCTATATAAAATAAGACTCATGAACATAAAAAATCTATTTGTATCCCGTGACAAGAACTTTGCTCGCATAACCGAGGCTGGAGATTACCTTGGTCGTCGTCTACGAGAAAACCTTGTTATTTTTGACATCGATGACTCCAAGAACCATGTCACTTTCGTATCAGAAAGTAATCACCTTATTTCGTGTACTTACGGAGAAGTAAAAGGAAAACTTACTTTAGAAAACTTTGTTGTAGAAGAGTTAGACCAAATAACTTCAGACGAAGCTATTGACAATCGTGTCGAAGCGGACGTTCACAAGTTTATGGAATCTCTTTCTCAAGACCGATTTGATACAGCCGAAGTTAACTTTGATAAAATCGTTGAGTCTTTTTCGATGAGAGCGCAAATAGGAAACAGCCGTCGTAAGTTAAACAAAAGGTTAGAAAGGTTTAATGAGTCTTACAATATCTTTAACACTAAAGCGTATAAGAAGTTCAGCGAAGCTCAACCGCTTTTACAAAAGTATTTACAAGAAAATATGGAAGAGCTTTCTCAAAACCCAAAATTAGTTGAGGGTCTGCGTTTGGCTCGTGTGGTAGGTGATACTTACGACCTTCCTAAAATAGATATTCACAACTTAAATGAAGAGTTTGTAGTGGTTCCTACGAACTCAAAAAGAACTCTTTATGAAATGGTATGTGATAAAGAATTAGTACGTAAAGAACTTCTAGAAGCTAAAGAGTCTTTCTCTAAAATGTGGTACAACAATGATAGTATCGCTTCTCTAGCTTCTAACATTTATTCTACAGACGCAGTCATTAAATCTAATTTAAAAGAAGCAGTAGCTTCTGTGCCTTACCTAGCACTTTCTAATAAAGTAGATTTAACTAGCGTAATGGATGTGACATTCCAAGTAAGTAACCCAGGAACTATCCCTCAAAAAGATATACGTGAGTTTGTTAACAAAATATATGAGTTTAAGAAGCCTCTTAAAACTGTTGTTCTAGAAGCCCTTAACAGCAAGTACGGTGTGAATGTACAAAGCTTGAAGTTCGTTCCTTCTTTCAAAGGATTGGCGGAAGTTCAAGGTGAAGTATTCTCCATGATAGCTGAGTCTTGCGAAGAGGGTATTTTGGCTGACGTTCTTAATGAGTTCGCGTCATGTATGAGCCGCAAAGGTGGTGTACAAGTTCTAGACATTGCCCACACCCTTTCTAATGTTATGGAAGAAGCTAACTTTACTGTCGTTGACATTGAAGAAGACTTTCAAATGAAAAACCTAGCTGCTTATCTAAAGCACAATCTTTCAGAAGCGCAATACTACGGTGATGATGACGCCATGTCTAACTCAGGTGGTAACGCTGGCGAAGGTGAGGATGATGACAGCGAAAAAATGAAAAAGAAGAAGTCTAAGAAAGATAAAGACTGGGGCGGTAACAAAGGCGATATAAAAGCTGCTGACCGCAAAAAAGATGACGACAGTAAAATGAAAGCTGATGAAAAAGGAGACGTCGATTACAATACTAACGACCTTCCTGGAGACAAAGCTAAGAAAGGTAAAGTCGTCAAAGAAGAAGCCGACGAAGGAGAGAACGAAGAAGGTTCTCCAACAACCGAAGGCAAAGATAAGAAAAAATTAACTAAAGGTCAAAAGAAACTTGACGTCGATAAAGACGGTAAGATTGAAGGTGAAGATTTAGCTAAGCTACGCAAAGAATCTATGGAAGCTGTAGCAGAGCCTGAAGCTGAAATGTCTGAAGAAGAGATGGATGCAGAAGCTGACGACGAGCAAAATGCTCAAGCCGCTGAACAAGGTGAAAATTCGGAATGGAGAGACTTGGTGTCTTCTTTAGAAGATGTTACTAAGCAAATCGATTTAGATTTCGCAGACCAGACTGACGCTGAAATGGAATCAAATGAAGAGGTTGGTGAAGGTGAAGAACCTACTCCACCAGATAGCCCTGCTTCGTCCAGTTAATTACGTTATCTACAAAGCTAGACCGCAACACAAGGAGCTCAGATATTAAGTTATCGAGCTCCTTAATTGTTTGCTCGTTAACTGTCGTTTGAGGGTTTTTCATTTTAGCTAACGTTTGTTCCATAATGGTAATACGTTCAAGGGCAACCGGTGTTAACTGGTTTAATTTTTTTTCTTCTTCTTGTTTATTTTTCATTGTTAATCTCCAATCCTAAGGATTCATAGGACTTAATTCTTTCTTTGGCGTGTTTCTCCAAGTATGGAGCTCTATCAAAGAAATCATAAATAAATACTCGTTTCTTCGATTTATGTATACGTAACGCTCGTCCTAAAGCTTGTAACGTAGCAATCTCAGATTTCAATCCCCGTGCATTAACAAGATGCGTAATCTCAGGAATATCAATACCTGTTTGCATAATAGTCGTTCCAATCAAAACACTGTGTTTACTATTTTTAAAATTATCGATTGTTTTTTGTCTTACAGATAAATCATCTTTCCCTTCTAATTTAAAAGAGTTAGGAATACTCTCATGTAGAAGTTCCGCGTGTTTTAAATCTTTTACGATGATTAAGGTTCTTGATGGTTTTTCTTGTATTTTTTTTACAAGCTCTGTAATCATTTCGTTACGTAATTCGTTTTCGGTAATAAACTTTTCATAAACTTCTCTGTAGGAAAGTTCTGTATCTTCTACTGTCCCTGTATCCTTGACAGGGATTATCTGAATAAGAGGTTTGGTTAAAAACCCGTCATCGATAAGACCTAAGGCGTCTACGTCTTTTATAACCTTTCCGAGACCTGAAATAAGATTTAAACGGCTCATAGGGTCTTTAGGAACCGTAGCCGTCATACCAATCCTGTATGTGGCGTTAGGGAAAGACTTAATTACTTTGGTAGCGACTTTTCCTTTGGCAAACTCATGTACCTCGTCAAAGATAATAAACTCTGAGGTTTTTAAATGGGTATCAATTACCTTATCAATCGATTGTACTGTGCATAAGGTAATAGGTTTAATAATTACTCCATCCCCGAAAGCCATTCCCACATCAAACCCCCATTTCTTGAGGTCATCGTAAGTTTGTTTCAGCAACTGCTTCTTTGTAAAGAATATAAGACCTGTTTTCTCTTTTAATGCTTTGAGGATACCTCCTAAAACCAAAGTCTTACCTGCTCCTGTGGGGGCTTGGAGAATACATCCTTTCTCTGACAGTGCTTGACGTACTAAAGATTCTTGATAGTCTCGTAGAGTTATCCCCGGTAAGGATATATCATCTAGATGGGGACAATCTCGTAAATCTTCGATTTCGTAGTCCATCCCTAAATAAGTGAGGTCCTCGGTAATATATGAAAGAAGACCAGTCCCAAACCTACCTGTTTTGTCGGAAAAGAAATATTTCTCACCATTCCACCCGCGTCGTTTATACGCAGCAGAATAGTTATAACCAGGGACTTTCGCGCTGTATTTTTTCTTCAAAGTAGACAACAGTTTCTTGTTGTCCGTCTTTAAGAAAGATTCATTATTTTTTACAATAATTTTAAGCATCACACTATTATAGTATAATAGTACCAAACTATCAAAATAATTATGTCAAACGAAAAAGAAAAATCACTTATCGACCTCGCTCGTGAGCATATGGAGGAGCAAGGAGCTACTCCTGAACAAGGAGTTAGTGTTCCTGAAGCACCTGTTACTTCTCAGCCAAAGCAAGAGACTGTAGAACCTATTCACCGAGAAAAAGAAGTTCCTCAAATAAAAGAACATTTTGACGGTAAATTATCAGACGCTGTTGCGGATTTATTAAGTAATGTAACAACCACTCAAGATTGGAGACCTCTAAAACTCCCTTCTAGAGGGTTAGCCTATGTAGATTGTGATGAGAGCATTATGATAAAACCGTTTACGTTCGCACAAGAAAGAAAGTTGCGTAGTATTAAAAGTGCTGCTCACGGAGTTAAAACTATAAACTCGCTTGTTGAGGATTGTACTCAAGGATTAGATTTTGCGTCCATGACATTAGAGGATAAGAACTATATTTTATTCAAGCTTAGAGAAATTTCTTATGGAGAGTCTTACGTTGTATCTCATCAATGTGGGGATTGCGGAGCGTTAAATAAACTTACGGTAAATATTTCAGAGGTTCCCGTGGAGTACGCAGAAGACGGATACCAAGAACCAATTACTATAACTCTACCAGATACGCAGCAAGAAGTAAAATTTGTTACTCCTCGTTGTAAAGATGAGCATTACTTGAGCAGTGCAGAAGAACTTATTGATAATTTATGGAGATTCGCACTGTCCGTTGGTCAGTACAGTGAGAAAAAGGTTATTAAACAGTTTTTTGAACAAACCACTGTCAAAGACCTTGCATTTTTTAGAGAAGCTGTTACCGAAAGTCGTTATGGAATGAATAAGACCATGGGATACGAGTGCGCAGAGTGTGGAGCTGTCAACGATAGTTTAATACCATTCTCAGAATCTTTTTTCTCAGTGAGCTAGAGGGAAGAGCCTCACATCTAGCGGAGGAAGCTTACTATTTAGTAAAACACGCGAGGTTCAGTTATCACGATGTCATGCTTATGACCGCCGTTGAGCGGGATGAGTTTATGAATCTATTAATTGATGAGAATCATAGAGAGAAAGAGTCTCTTGACTCCCTAAATAAATAAGACATGACTAAATTCAACGGAGTTACTGTAATCGAGAGGGGTAATCGTCCTACCCCCATAGCGCCTGCAAAACTGGATTTTTATTTCGTAAAAGCCGGTTCGCAAATTGACCCTTTTCAGGTGTGCTCCGTGCATGTGTTTCCTAACACTACGTTTGGAACTGCGGAACAATATGTAAACCGTAACCCGGGAGCAACTGCTGCTAATTATGGGTTGGTGAGTGCTACTACTCAAAACATGATGTTCCACAACTACAAAAGGAATGAGAGTGGTTTGAGAATTGGGTTTGATGCAAATGTGTCCGCCTGCCCTTCACCCACTTCATACACGGGAGACCTAACGTATGCAGCTAGTTCAATTTTTAAAGTAGCGGACGGTCATTTCTCAGTAATACTACAGCCTGAAGGTAGGTATTTCGCGGCAAGCGCTCCAGCTAACAACTGGAATCTTCTAACTCAAAACGCTTCTGGAACAGGAAGTTATATTGATATTTGGACAGTTGTTGATGTCGATGGGTCCAAAGCTCAAACGTATGTTAACACCTTTAACTTAACTACCGCTAACGTCTTTGCTACAACGGAACCTCTTTTAGTTACCACTAACAATCAATTGATACAACGATACATTGAAGTAGGGAGTAAAAAGAAGATTCAAGTAAAAACAGAGTTGGTAGTTGATAATGAGCCTATCAAACAGGACTTGCGTAACCTTATGGAAACAGGTTCTTTGTTACAAAACCCTCAAATGAGAATCGTTAAACTAAATGAAAGTCCTCAGCTAACGACTAGAGTTATGATTCAGGATTTTGCAGATACATCCGGAACGGTTCAACTAGACTCTCAAGGGACAATGTCTTATTTGTGGGACACCAACAACATAGTTCCTAAATATACAGATGATATTTTAGGTGGTTCTAGAGGA